ATTACATTCCAGATGCTTCTAGCATCGCCATCATACCTTCACGATCGAGCTCGCCGCCGCCTTGGGCCTTGGCTTCTGGATCGCCGCCCAGGTCAACTCCGTTAGCTTTCATTGCGTAGATACTGACAGTACCTCCGTCCATAGCTTCTACAGTGCCCTCGATGGTTACTGAAACGGTGTCGCCTTGTGTAGGCATGACAGCCTCTTCACCGTCCATTAACTGGACAGCCTCTGTTGGTATTTCGATGCTAAATGGCATGACTATTATGCTCCGTATCCGGTCTTGGAATAGACGCGAGAAATGTGCAATGGCTGAAGTGTCTTGGCTGCATATAGAGCCTTGAAGCCAACGCGAGTTTTCTGATTCAGAGGATCGCTCTTATCGGCCCCAGAAGTGATAGTCACGCTAGGAGCGAAAGGAGACTGAGAGCTCAGAGAAGGAACCCCGTAAGCCTGGTCGCCAAACACGATGGAACCGTAAGCAGTTCCAGCAGAATTGTAGTCAAACTGCTCCCCAGTCACCAAACGGTGAGGGACGGAAGTCTCGACAAAACGAACACCGTGCAATCGACCAACCTCACCACGCAAACGAGCATCAGGCTCGGCGTAATGATGAGCGTTAATCCACTCGCTATCGTTCATCAGATCCCGGCTAACTTGAGGTCCAATCACGCCAACATAGTATCCGTCAATCTGAGATGCGTTATTTATCTTGAGGCCAGTAGCCGCGTCCAAGAAGTCAAGCGCGTCAGCGTTGCCAATGTCAGCGAATGTGTAATCGGTTGCAGTACCGGAGAACACGTCACCAGCAGTAGTTCCAACATCGCTGAACACTTCGTTTCGGATGATCTCGTCAAGCTTCAGAGCGGCGTCACGGCCGATCCTCAAGGTTGCTTGTTCCACGTTGTTAAACAACTCAAGAGCAGTGAGGAGGTCAGTGATATCGATCACCTGTCCATACTGATCCAGCGTAGCTGTCACAGATTCAAGCTGGAGGACATTAGCTGTTGGAGCCGTCCCCTCGGTTAGTTGACCAACGTTGGCCGCCGCACCTTTTGCGTAACGGAAAAACTTCATGCTAAGATCGCCACCACTCTTTTCCGGGAGAGCTTGTTTGGAAGCGAATTGCGAAAGGACTAGATTGTCTTCGATTGTTTTAAGCAGCTCACGCGAGAAGTATGCCTGTAAGCTGTTCTTCACGTCTCCGGTATCAGTACCGGAGGCTGTTGTCATATTTACTGAACTGTCTGTTGCCATTTTGTAATTTCTAGTTGTCGGCTTGGCTTACCATCTTAAGAAGCGCATCTCGTTGATCCTCTCTGCTCATACGATTGAAGCTTTGAGGTGATGGCCTCTTTGCGACATCGCCGCCACCGAGGTTCATTTTCTTTTTTAGTTTTTCGAGCTCACTCTTGAGCCCTTTGTTTTCTTGTTTAGCTTTATCCAGCGCCTGGGCATCCAGATACATCTGGGCTACCTCGACACTGTCTCGGAATCCACCGGGATACATTTGCAACGCCGGCTTGTTCTCGAGCAAATACTTGACTGCCTTGTGAAGTTCTGACTCTGGATTCTTTAGATCCGGGTTGGCTTCACTCAGCTCTGCGACAGACGTTTGCCACTCCTTCTTAAACTTCTCCGTTTCTAGAGTTTTGTTGGCGTTTGACTTTTTATTACGAGCCTCCTCGGCCATCGCTTCCGCTTGTTCAGCGAGCTCTGGCTCACCTTCATCTCTGAAGTTCTGAGCCACTGCCTCGTAAGTCTCAGGCGAATATTCTTCGCCAGCCTTGACCAACTCCTCCGCTACGTTTATGCGCTCGCTATTGAGCTTCTCGCGATCCGCTTCTAGTAACCTTTTTTGCTCTTGGAATTTTTCTTTTTCTTCTTCGAGCTTTTTCCAGGCTTTTGCTTGGCGGGCTTCGCCTTTCCGTAGTTTTTCATATCGGCTTTCAACCTTAGATTCTTCCTCTGAATCCGGCTGTTTAGTTTCTTCCGGTTTGACTTCTTCGTCTGCTTGAACCTCTTCGCTGGCAGCAGTTGGTTCTTCTGCTGATGTTGGAGACTCTTCCACTTTAGAGGTTGGCGATTCCTCCGCTTCTTCGCCGGCGAGCATGGCTAGCATGTCCTCGCGATTCATGGGTTCGTCCATATTACTCGTCGTCACTTATCAGGAGGCCATTCTGGACCAAGGTATCGAGACAGCCTATGCCATCCCTGAATCCTGATGAGTATCCGACATTAAATTCTGC